TCATACCTTCATCCTTTCCATTAGGTTGATGATGTCCTGTTCTTGAAAATCAAAATCCGCAAAATCCTCTTGATCGAATTGAAAGTTATCCAATAAGCAGGTAAGCGCGACGGCTAGAATTAACTTATCTTTAGCCATTTATGCCATGTCGCTTTCGTCGTTCCAATCGTTTTCAATGTCGCTGGGCTTGTAGCCAAATCGTTCAAATTGCGAGGGTGTGGCACGATGTGGGCGAAATTGCCAAATCTCAAAAAGGGCGTAATCTGGCAAATTGCTTATTGCGCAATTGTCGTTGTTGCAATCCTCGTTTTCTTCGCACCCGTCGTGAAAGTCGGGAAAATCGCGGATAGTGTCGGCAATCTCTTTTTGAGTGGCGAATAGCCCCCAATTTTCGATCTGGAAAAAGTAATTGCCCTGCAAATCCTCTACAAAATAACCTTTCATTTGCTTAGCCCCTTTACATATTCGCGGAATAGGCGCGTTGCCTCTTTTTTGGTGTAGCCCATAAATTGGCGTCGTTCGTAGTAGCCACCGACAGAGGCAGACAACACCCACGCGCCTTGAAAAGTCTTTTCGTAGTTGATAGTCATTTACTCGCCGTCCTTTTCCAATTGCTGCTTAATGTCTTCATAAGTACCGCGAATCTTGTACGCGCCGTCTTTTTCGAGAGTGTAGAACGGTTCGTTTAATTCCAATTCGGCGAGAATCTCGCGAGCAATGATGTCGTAAGGCGCGACGCCCCACCCAAACATTACCTCGCGAATTAGCCAATGTCCTACATTGTCAATGTCATTCATTGCGTTAATTACGCTGCTTTCGACCATTTCGCGGATAAAGTCGCTAAGTAGCGAGGCACTCGAATTCGAGTGCTTGCGAATCTCTTTTGCTCGTTGTTGAATTTTTTGGTATGACTTTTTGTCGTTTTCTAGAATCATCGCAACATCAAGTGCGAATTGTTGTTGCGGTGTGTAGGTGTTTTCCATTTCTAGCCCCTTCCATAGGGTGTTAATCAGATGATTAGGCTCATCAGCAGGCGCGATACGCCTAGACGGGCGTTAGCCCGTTTCGCCTTAGTTGTTGTACGCCTGCCATTCGTTAGCAAGGTTTAAGTTTTGCAAGTCATCTAGCCCGTATTTATTCATGAGATACATGCAGAATTTTACCTTGTCTACTTCATCTAATCCAGGCGCGTATCTATGCACAGCAAGTGCTAATTCTTTCATGATTAATCCTTCCATGTTGTGCCACACGTTACGCCTTCGGCAGTGTGCGAGCAGGTTGTGATTGTCCAATGGTGATTGAGATAGTTCACTGTCAAGAATAGGGCGGTAACGGCTAAGAGCCAGACAACGAAACGCCCGCGTGTTGTAAGGCGCATTAGTTGCCCGCCTTTACTGCCTTTAGTGCCACATCAACAAGGCGCATACCATTCGACTTGTTAGCCTTGCCTACCTTGCCTTCTGTGAGGCGATAAGCCTCATACGAGGTGATTAGATCGGGTACGCCCGCCTCGCGCCATTGTTGCATTAGCGCAAAGGCTTGTTGTCCCTGCTTTTTGCTGTGTGCCATTTATGCCACATCCCCGAATTGTGAGACAAGGTGAGCGATGAGGGCAGGTGTCACGATGACTTTTTTACCCTCGTTGATCTTGCCAAAACAGTTGCAATCCATTGAGTCAGGATGTCCACAGCGGACATACTTTCCGCCCTTGTACCAGGCTTGATTCTCGTAGTCGTAGCCGTCTTTAATTGTATCTAGTGAGGTTCTGCTCATTTTTAACCCTTCCATAGGTTCGGCGGTGTTGCCGATAGCGCAAGTTTAAGGGCAACAATTTGCAAATGTCAACACCATTTTAGAAATATTTTTTTCGGCGTGTTGCGGGTCAATTTGGCAGGTAATTAGTTGAATGTTCAACCAATTGAAAGCCTGTGATATTGGCAGTCTGCCCCCGTGAGTGCTAATGGGTTGCCAATGGCTTATCGAACAGATGTTCGGTTCGGGTTAGTTCGAGGCTCCCGTGTCGAACAAATGTTCGGGTATGGACAGTCCACCCGCAATCACCCGACAACACGCCAAAACGCCCGCCAAAGGTTACTAATCGGTAACTTAACGCCCCAAAAGTCGACAAAACGGGTCGCAAATGCGGGCGTAATTGTCGACAATACCCGCAAGTAACCGACAAAACCACCCCGACAATTCGGACAATGCGGACAAAAAAATGCTATCAAATCGGACATTACTCACCAGTAAGTCGACAAATAAATCGGGCAAATCGGACAATTCAACCCCAGGGTTTTTAACGTGGGTGTATCTATACTATTACTATCCACCAAAATATTTTTTCTAAATATAGGCGCCAAGGCTCAAACGGCAATTATTTTTAAACCAATATAGACTCTGACCTGCGGTTTTACTATGTGTGACTAACATCACACGGTCCAAGTAGGGATAAAAGCGATTTATCCCGCCTTAGTATATATAGGGGTTAAAACAAAACAGCCCTGTCCGTTCGGCTCACGGCAGAGTGAGCCTCAAGCGAACGGCGCCGCTGAGACGAACAACGGTTTACCCAATGGCAGGCTCTACGGCCTGCCTTTAACCCATAGGGTTAGGCGCTGCAGGCGCCCCCCAAATACAACCCAAGGGTTGCCCATAGGCAACGCTTTGCGGTAGGAGAAATAGGTTTATGGCTAAACCAAAGTCAAACAACTATAAACTTGCCCCAGAGGCAACTTTATCCGCCCCAGAGGCAAAGAAGCGCCTTATCGCGCTGATTGCCGATGGGGTGAAGATTGAAGACGCTTGCCGCGCAGTCGGCAAGAGCGTCAAGTCGTATGAGTATTATCGCGTTTCCGATCCGCAGTTCAAAGAAGCAGTGGATCTTTCACGCGTCATCCAGAAGCGAAAAGGCGTAATCAGCGAAGATGACGCGAACATATCGTTCGAGGACTTTCGGGCTAAGTATTTAAACTCCCAGACCTTTCCTCACCAGCGCAACATCACCTCACTTCTTGAGGAAGGTGAGCCAGCCTGGCTTCACGGCAATATGACCTATGAGCCAGGATTTAAGAATTACGTTTTAGTAAACATGCCACCTGAGCATGCCAAGTCCATGACAGTCTCCATTGACTATGTGACATATCGAATCGTCACAAATCCCAATGTAAGAATCAAACTTGTATCTAAGACTCAGGCTATGGCCAAGGAATTTCTCTACGCCATCAAGCAACGCTTGACCAGTCCGCAGTGGGCAGAACTTCAGCGTCGCTATGCTCCCGCCGAAGGCTTTAAGGCTACCGCTGAGAAGTGGACGCAAGATGCCATCTACCTTGAGCGTGATTCAGGTGAAAAGGATCCTACCGTCCAAGCCCTTGGTATCGGTGGACAGATCTACGGTGCGCGTGCCGATCTAATCATCCTTGATGACTGTGTGACTCTTGCCAACGCTGGCGAATATGAGAAGCAGATCCGATGGATCCAACAGGAAGTTTTAACTCGTGTTGGTCCGACAGGTAAGATCCTCGTCGTAGGTACCCGCGTTGATCCTATGGATCTATACCGCGAAATGCGTAACCCTGAACGGTACCCAGATAACAAGTCCCCGTGGACATATCTGGCTATGCCAGCCGTACTCGAATTTGACGATGATCCTGAAAAGTGGATCACGTTATGGCCAAAGTCTGATCGGCCATGGGATACTGATGAAACTCCAGCGGATGAAGATGGATTGTATCCGCGCTGGTCTGGTCCACACCTTCGTCGTCGCAGAGGTTTAATTGACCCAAAGACTTGGGCTATGGTTTACCAGCAGCAAGATGTTGAGTCAACCGCCATCTTTGCCCCTGACTGCGTACGCGGATCAGTTTCAGGTATGCGAGCCATCGGCCCGCTTATCCCTGGCGCACCTGGTCATCCAGATAATTTGAACAGTCAGTACATTGTTGCTTCAATGGATCCAGCAATGTCAGGTGACACATTCTCTGTCATCATGTCAGGCGATAGAACCACAGGCAAGCGCTACCTGCTAGAAGCATCGCGCATGCCAGCACCTACACCACAGCAGATCAGAGACTTGATCTTTCACTGGACTGAGAAGTATCAGCCAAAGGTGTGGGTAATTGAGAAAAACGCTTTCCAGTTGTTCTTGACACAAGATGAAAAGATCAACCAATTTTTAGCCTCACGCGGCATTCGCCTCGTTCAGCACTACACAGGTGCGAACAAGATGGATGCTGAATTTGGCGTAGCCTCAATGGCACCACTATTCGGCTCTGTTGACAGCCAAGGCAAGCATCAAAAGAATAATCTCTTGGAACTGCCACGAGCCGATAACGAACATATCAAGGCTCTTATCGAGCAATTGATTACTTGGTCAGCAGGTACTAAAAATAAACAAGACGGTCCGATGGCCCTCTGGTTTGCAGAAACGCAGATGCGTGACTACATCAACCAAGTAGGCGCATATGGCGGAACGTTCGTCAAGAATCCATTTGCCACTCGCAACCAGTTGGCTTCACGCAAAGTAATCAACTTGGAAGAATGGCAACAAATGCAGGAGAAACTTGCATCTAACGGGGGATACATAAGTGGCAATAGATATTAACGAGTTGGGCGTAAAAGTCCGCAAGTTGCGGGATAGGTTCCACACCCGCGACTCTCGTTGGGCTGACCTTATGGCTATCCGCCAAGGTGACATCCAACAAGTCTTTCCTGGCATGTTCTCTGAAGAATATCCAAAGCCTATGGTGGCAAACTTCATTGACGTTGCTGCCCGCGATGTGGCTGAAGTTATTGCTCCGCTTCCTGCCTTCAACTGCGACACAACCGATGCCATCTCAGATCGTGCAAGAAAACGTGCTGATAAGCGCACCATGATTGTCGCTGGCTACCGCGACTCTTGCAATCTTCAGACCATGATGTATTCAGGTGCTGACCGTTACTTGACCTTTGGAATGCTTGCTTTTATTGTTGAGCCTGATTGGGAAAACAATCGCCCAATGATTCGCATTGACAACCCAATCAACTCATACCCTGAGTTTGATCGGTTTGGCAAGTTGCTCTCCTACACCAAGCGCTACCAGAAGTCTGTACGCGAACTATGCAACGACTTTCCAGAACTTGAAGGTCAGATTCTTACCAAGTATGAGAACCGCAACTCAGAGCGTATGCTTGAGGTATATCGCTATCAGGATAAGAACGAGTTAGTTCTTTTTATCCCTGAGCGTAACAACCTTGTGCTTGAACGTGCAGCCAACCTTCTTGATGAACTACCAATTGCCCTTGCCATCCGCCCTGGCGTTGACTCAGATGAGAACCAACGCGGACAGTTTGATGACATTATGTGGGTACAGGTTGCTCGCGCACGCATGGCAACATTCCAATTGGAAGCAGCACAAAAGTCTGTACAGGCTCCATTTGCTTTGCCTTCAGATGTTAACGTTATTGAAATTGGTCCAGATGCGACTATCCGCTCTGCCAACCCAGAGAAGATTCGCCGTGTATCACTTGACATTCCTAACGGAATCTTTCAAGAGACTGGCGAACTAGATCAAGAACTTCGTGTAGGTTCACGCTACCCACAAGGCCGTCTAGGTCAGCAATCAGGTTCTATTGTTACAGGCCGTGGCGTAGAAGCCCTGATGGGTGGATTTGATACACAGGTTAAGACAGCACAGGCTGTATTTGCTGAGACATTCCGCCACGTTATGCGTTTATGCTTTAAGATGGACGAGAAACTATTTGGTGATGTTGAAAAGGAAGTACGCGGCGTAACTGCTGGTGCGCCTTACGAGATTACCTACACGCCTAAGAAAGACATTGCTGGCGATTACTGGTGCGATGTGTCTTACGGCATGATGGCTGGACTAGATCCAAACCGCGCACTCGTCTTTGGCTTGCAGGCTCGTGGAGATAAGTTAATCTCACGCGACTTCTTGCGCCGTCAAATGCCTTGGGATATGAACGTCACCCAAGAAGAAGAAAAAGTAGAAGTTGAAGAACTACGCGATGCTCTTATGCAAGCAGTTACTTCTTATGCAAATGCAATCCCAACCCTTGCGCTACAAGGACAAGATCCTTCAAAGGCGTTAATGGCAATTGCTTCTGCTATCAAGGGCCGTATGAATGGCGACAACATCGAAGATGTTTTGTCTGAAGCGTTTGCACAACAAGTCTCCCCACCTGTTGCAGCCGCTAGCGCGCAAGGTCAGGCTCCTGGTGGGGAACCTACTCAACCAGGCGCACCGCAAGGTATGCCACCTGCACCACAGGGTCAACCATCTGCGTTGCAAAACCTACTTGCAGGACTTTCATCTTCTGGCGCACCGCAGTTATCTGCAAATGTCGCCAGACGCTCACCAGCCTAACGTTCCTGGTGTGACACAACCCCTATAGGAGAAACAAAAAATGGCACAATTCAAGTCAAGCCTTAACTCACCAAAGGTGAGCGTTAAGTTGCAGGGTGGACATGGTTCATCAGACGCAACAACACAGAAGACATCAATTCAGAAGGCACCATCTGTTAAGCCAACTGGCAAGTCAGACATCAAGTACACAGTACAGCCTTCAGGCACACGCGGAACAGGCACCGAAGCAGGAAAGCCACGCGACTAAGTTATGACTAATGAACAGGGCAAGGCTCCTACAAGCCTAAGCAAGTGGGATGCCTTTGCCTTGTTTGCTTCAACTGCATCCGAACTATGCGATGTAGCCTCTAACTTTTTTCAAGTTCTAACACACATGTTAGATACACAAGCAAGTTTCGTGGATGACAAAAAATCGTTCCACGAGTATGCCGCTAGGACCATTGAGACATTACAAGAAGGTGAGTAGGTAGATGCCAGCCCCACAAAAGCCAGCAACAACACCATCACTCCCAGGTGCATTAAGCACACGAACCGATGGACCAGGTAGCGTAGCCTCAAAGCAAGCAATGCGTTATGTCGCTGGAATGCCTAACTATGGCGATGGACAGGACCTAATGAATCTGCAAGCACAAGCCCCAATGTCCGCAACGCGTCTTGGTGGCAATGCACCTGCTCCGTCTGCTCTTGCAGCAGCCGCACAGCAAGGTGGACAACAACCACAGCAAGGCGGCATGGCTCAACAAGTCACACCGCTTTCCGCTCCCACACAACGCCCAAATGAGCCTGTCACAACAGGCAGTCCAATGGGTGCTGGTGCAGGACCAGAAGCCATTGGTATCCAACCAGGTCAAATGACTCAGGGTGGACAATCAGCAAAGAACCTCGTGCAAGCACTTGCCGCAAACAAAGATGCTTCCCCTGAATTACAGGCACTTGCTAACAAACTAGGAAAGTAATACATGGCTATTACACCTCAACCGCCTGTACAGCCAACCACGCAAGCAAACATGTCCGCTGGACCAAATGTTGATTTTGCCAATGATGCCGTAAAGGGCAATCAAGAATTTTTTACCGCTTCTCCAACGCTTGGAGCCGAAGCGCTACAGTCTGGCAATCAGCAGACAGTTAATACGCTTGCAGCAGTTAATCACTTTGTGTCACATGCGCAAGCAATTGATGACCATATCGCTACATACAATTCCAATGTATGGTTAAAAAATGCGTTAAAATCTACACCAGATGTAGCAAACGCAGTTATCGCAAATGCCTTTGATAAAATGATTGGTGGGATGAATCAGTGAGTGTTACTCAGCCGCTTCCACCAGCAGCACCGCAACAACCACAATCTAATGGCGGTGGATTATTTGGCTTTCTTAAGAGTATTCCTGCCGATATTGGCAAGGGCATATCTGATATTCCAGTAGTTGGCAAAGCCCTCGGCACAGCGTTGTCATGGGCCAATAAACCATTGCAAGAAGTTGAATCAGATTACAAGTTTATCCACAGCATGTTTGTGGATCATGGTATTGGTTCTGGCATCCTTAGCACAATTGGTGTGCTTGGCGGTGGAGCAATTGGTTCTTTTCTTGGACCTGAAGGCGCTGCGCTAGGCGCAGGTGCAGGTGCTGCATTAAGCCGCAATATCCTTGGCCGTGTTGTTCCAGCCTACAAAGACTCTTTTGACAAGTCAACTGATCCAAATTACCTTGTGTCTTTTGGTCGTGATTTGTCTCATGGGCTTTCACATATTCCTGGACTTGGTACGCTTGCCAATACTAATACTGGCGTAGGTCAAATCGTTTCTGGTATTTCAGATGCTTCATTTGATTTTGCTGCAGATCCACTAGGTAAACTTGGCAAGGTCGGCGCACAACTTAAGGCTGGCGACCATCTTGCTGTAGTTAACCAAACTGATGCCGCTGGCAATGTTATTAAGGATGCAGATGGCAAACCAATTGCCAAACTAGATTCTGTTACTAATCAGCCAATTATTCATAACACGCTTCCATTTGCTACAAACGCAACTGGTTTAAGCGCTTTTCTTACCAATAAAGTTTCTAGCAAGATTTTTACCGCCGATCAATACGATCAATATATGGATCCATCAAATCCATTTTCTCGTGCGCAACGCGATGCTCGTCAAGATATTGTAAATATTGCCGCAAATAATACTCCGCAAAAAGCGGCTGGTATTATCGAGATGAAGTACGGCGCACCAAACCAATGGTCAAGACCATTTGTTAAGGCTTTGGCTACAGTTAAAAGCGAAACTGAATTTGACCAATTGGCAAAGCAATCGCTTTTCTCTAAAGAATTTGCTGACAAATCTACGCAAGCACTTGGTGCTTTGCAGTTGCCTTCACGCACAATGGCTAAAGCCCTTAACGAAAAATGGGGCTTAGATCGTATTCGCAACAGCGAGCAAGCAACAAACTATAACGATCAAGTTAACTTGCTATTGCCTCGCAAAAGCGCTGTCATGGAACCGCAAGTTGATGCCGACGGCAATCCGATCATTGACCCAAATACTGGTCAACAGCAAATGGCTCCTAAGTTTAGATCTGTTGTTGACAAAACAACTGGCGAAATTAAACAAGAGCAAATGTGGAAAATCAATGCTCCTGCGTTGTTTAAGCCTGGTAATGGCGCTGTAATGAATGCCCTCGCTGGCAAGGTTCGTACCTTTACCAACAAGCGTGCGATGTCTTACGACACTGAAGCCAATGCGTTATCTACTGAAAAATTTGATCCAGCGGATCCACGCGCTGCCACCACCGCGTACCAAATTGCTTCATACGCGTTACCACACAAACTTGCCGTAGAACATGCTGGAGCCATGATCTTTGCTCCAGATGATACTGCTCGTCTTGCCCTTATGCACAGCCTTAACCAAGAAGTTCTCAAGAACTTTGGTTTGGCCGATGCTCAAGCATCTAAACTTTTTTCTGAACTTAAAGACGCTAGCATCAGTGCAAGTTCAGATCATTCTGTTTACTACACAGTAAACGGCGTAGACGGTGGCGCTGTAGATATTAAGCCAGAATATGGCGATACACCACGATCAATGGCTGTTGTTCCTGCACAGCGCTATCAAGGCTCGCTTATTGACCTTAAGGCTACCCGCACAGCATTGCGAAATGCCAAGGCTTATGGTGCTTTGTACAACCCAATTGATGACGGATTTACGCATTACACAAACGTAATTTTTGCACCTTTGACATTGCTTTCAACAGCATTTGGTTTGCGCGTATCTTCTGGTGAAGCGTTACAACAAATTATGCGTCGTGGTTTGGCTAGTTACATTGGTAACGTGATTACCAACACAACAAACAATCTTTCTCGCAAATATATGGATTACCATACTGAGAAGTTTAATCAGGGTCTTACCGAGACTGACAAAGATGCTTTTGAAAAAGAGCAGGAAACAGGTAAGCCTGTTCCAATTACTTCTAACGAAGTAACCAAAGAACTTGATGCTCAAGAAAGCAGAATGAAGCAACTTGCCAAGGCTGTTGATAGCAAGCAATCTTGGAACAATATGGCCAATTCTGTTGTTGCTGGTCGTTATCGTTTTATGCCAGTTGGTTGGGTAGCCAACAAGTTTAAAGAATCAAACCTTCTTCCGTATTTTGTTCGTGACAAAATCAACGCAATTGTTGAGCGTGAAGATGTGCTTGGCACTGGCCCTACGCCAGCCGTAAGTGGTGCGCACAACTCAAATGTTAGCCAAGAATTACGCGCTAAAGACAATGTTGACCTATTTGCTAAAACCAAAGGTCATGGTTCTGTGCCTGGCGAGGAACTTGCTGGACTAACATTGCAAGATCCTAACTTTCATTTTTACTATGCTCGCAACATCAACAACGCTGTTGATGATGAAGCGTCAAGAATCATTGCTCGTGATTATCTCAACCGTATGACAAATCCAGCATTTGCTGCTTTGCCAGCAGAACAACGATTTGCTCAACTTGTTGATGCACAGGCTGCTCGTATTAAAGATCCTGCAATGTTTCAAAATCTACGCAGTTCTATGGATGGTTACACAAAAGCCGTTCCAGAATCTTTTGCCAAGGCTCAAGTTGAACATTTGCAAGGACTTGTAAGCGGTGCCGATGGTACCATCCAAAACCGCATTCTTAGCCGTATTGCCAACAACAAGCCAGTAACTGAAAAAGAAATAAAGCAGTTGCCACAAGCATCGTTGCCTATTAAAATTTTGGGCAAGCGCCACATGCCTTCTATCGCAGATTCTATGAAGCGTGTAGAAGAATTTGGTTATCGCAAATTTGTTACACCTGTTATGGATTATATTTCTCGTCAGCCTATCTTCAATGATTTTTACTTCCGTCGTCGTATGGAAAATCAAGTACTTGTTAACATGGGCTTGATGAGCAAAGAAGAAGCAGTACGCATGTCCGCTACTCAGGCTACACGAGATATGATTCCGTGCATTCACAGCCCTGCTATTCGTAGCCAATGGGCAATTATGCACCGCAACATCTTTCCGTTTTACTTTGCTCAAGAGCAGGCTTTGCGTCGTACTGGCAATTTGATTATGACAAACCCACAGGCGTTTCGTGATTATCAAATGATCCAACAAGGTATGAACAACCCTGGCTTTGTACATACAGATCCAAACGGACAAAAGTACATTGTTTACCCAATCTTGGGTGAATTTGGCAATGCGCTTTCTCGTGGCTTAAATGCCCTTGGCATGACTCAGTTTACAGGTTTGCCAGAATCTATTACTGGTAACACAGCATCCTTGTTATCTGTATTGCCAGAAATTAAAACACCTGGCGTTAGCCCATTTATCAACTTGGGATTAAACCAAATATCTAAGATGTTCCCATGGACTGACAAGGCTGTTAATCTTGCAAATGGTGGTTATCCAGCGCAAAACATTATTGACACAATCATGCCTAACTCAACCATGCGCGATGTTTTTAACGCACTAAACTTTGATGAGCGTGAGTCAACTGTGTACAATTCTAAGTTGTCAGCAATTGCTGCCGCTTATTATCATGGTGATTTGCCAGAAAATTACACATCATTGCCACCTTATGAGCAAGCACAAATTTTGGGCAAGATCCAAGACAATGCCAAGTCTAACTTGCTTATCAAAGGTTTGTTCTCGTTCTTCTTGCCATTGGCTCCAACGGTCAGCAATGACTATTATGACAAGAACCTACAGACACTACGCTCTGATTACCTTAGCCTGTTGAATCAAACCGATCCAACCACAGGCCAGAAGTACACGGCGGCTAGTGCGTTAAATAAGTTTATTGAGCAAACTGGTTTGCCAAGCAATCCAAACAGGGCTTTGGGTTACACATTAGCCCGCAGCCAAAATGGCACAAGCGGGGCATATGTACCATTGGCTGACAGCACATTAAACTTTATTAACAGCAATGGGGCTTTGCTTAACAACCCTGCATATTCTAGCGCTGCACCATACCTTATCCCACAGGTAGCAGACGGCAAAGATGCGCTTGCAGTTGAGAATAAACTTTTGCTTGACCATTTTCGCTCAAAGGTAACATCAACAGATTTTCTTAATTCTTTGTATGTCAAGCAAGGATGGCAAGATTTAGCGCAAGATTATACTGATTATCAAAATGCTTTAACTGCTGCTCGCAAGGCTGGCAACCGTCAAGCCGAATATCAAATGGGCCAAGTGTGGAAACAAATCACAACAGATTATGGTCAAAGCAATCCAATCTGGTTTGCAGACTATAACAATCCAACACGCCCAATTCAATCAGCAAAAGTTATTGGTCAATTTGAAGCAATGAATAAAAAAGGTTTAATTCCAAATACTGATGAAGGTAGCGGAATTAAAGAATTGCTTGCAAGTTATCAGGATTATCATGCTGGTTTATTGGCCAACACAATCAATGGTACACATCTACCAGGTTATTCAAATCTTCAAGATGCTTGGTACACATACCTTGACAACTTGGCTGCAGCAAATCCAAAGTTGCAAAGCGTTATTACAAGCGTATTTAGAAGGGCAGCATAATGAGTACTACAACATCTAGTAGCACCACCACAGTGCCAACAAGTCAATTTAATGCTCTTTTGTCGCAAGCCCAAGGTGGCGCTGGCAATATTTATGCCAACATGGTTACAAAAACCAATACCACTTCTACAACACAAACATCACCTCAAGATATTGAGGGACTTGTAAACGCTACAATGCAATCACTTCTTGGCCGTAATGCCACACCGCAAGAAATTCAAACCTATGGTCAAGAATTGCTTGCTGCTGAGCGACAAAATTTTGGCACATTTAATGAAACAACCACCTATGGACCAACAGGTAAGCGTGCTGACATTACTGGCGGACAAGTAAGTTCTGGTGTAGATCCACAAACATTCTTGCAAACCATTATTCAAAACACTGGTGAAGCAAGGCAATATTATGCCATCAATAACTACATGGGTGCTTTACAATCCCTGACCGACCAATACAGAGGACCAATGTAATGGCTACTGATAAACAATCACAATACAATCAACTTGCTTGGGAACTTGAACAGTTAAAGCAAGAGTATTATAATCAAGGTGGCACTGGTCAAATTGGCGGCGGCAATCTTCTTGCCGAAATGGAATTTAAACAAGGTTCTGGTGATGTACTTGCTCAGATCCAAAAAATTCAGTCTCAAATGGCAAAGATGGAGCCTAGCCTACTTGGCAACCCACAGGATTATATTCAGGCTCCAATCAATGTTCAGAATTATTCTGATGAATTGACATCGCTTCTTAACAGCGGTGTGCCACAAACAGACCCTCGCGCACAGGCTTTAATTGCTGACATTAAACAACAAAATGCTTTGATTAAGCAACAGCAAGATTACAACACTCAATTGCAATCATTGCATGGTAGCGCACAAGATTACATCAAGTCTCAAAAAGGTCTTCAGGCTACAGAGCAATCTACCGATCAGCAAATTGCGTCTTTAGAAAAGCAAATAACTAAATTACAAAATCAAAAAGTTGTAGATGCTGCCAACGGCAAAGATACATCTGCCATTGATAAGCAAATTTCTTCTTTGCAAGCACAAAATCAGAAAGCGCAAGTACAGTACTTTAATGCTAAATCTGAATTAACCCCACTAGGTGCAGAAGCGGCAGCAAATTCTGCCAATGCTTTAGAGCAAAGCCAAGTTCGCAATCGTACTGCCGAACAAATTACTGGCGTTGCAACACCGCCTAAAACTAAGTCTGATGCAGGTGCTGGCGCGGGTGCTGGTGGTGGCGCAGGTGCTGGATCTTCAGGTGCGGGTGCTGGCGGTAGCACAAGCGATACTGGCTTTAATCAACTTGACCAATATGGTCAACCAATCTTTACAAAAGTAAATCAAACTGGCCCAGAAAGCCTTACGCCAGTTTCGCCAATGGATGCCACAGCAAGTGGACCTTTAACCGTTAATGACCAGTTAACAAAATTGGCAAAACAATACGGTGCATTTGGTGCCATGGCACTTGCTAATCCTTGGATGCTTAACATTCTCAACGAATCTGTTAACGCTAAAGGCGGAGCATTACCAACTCAAGCATTTATTGACAAGATCCAAGCAGACCCACGTTGGGCGCAAATGGGTCAAAGCATGCAAAAAGCCAATGAAGATTTTTATGGCAGCGGCGGAGCAGCATGGTATACCCAATATGATGCTACTTGGAAAGCAATGTATAACAGCGCTGTTTCGCAAGGTCTTGACCCATCGGCTCTTGGCCCAGAACTTAAGCCTTCAGATACAGCAGGTATTACAGCAGCGTTTAAAGATACTAATAATCCAGTAACAACATTGCTTAATACTTATTATGATGACCCACAAACTTTAACAGCAAATCTTGATAAATTTGTTGCAACACATGCCAAGATTGCTTACAATCCTGCCAGCGGTACGCCACAAGGCGCAATTGCTGCAAATATTTCAAACTTAAAAAACACATTGGCTGATTATGGAATGTCTGGCACATACACAGATGCTCAATTGCAAGACTATTCTCAAAAGATTCAGGGCGGCATTTCAGGATATGATTTAGATAGTTTCAAGGCTCAACAACAACAAAACGCTATCAACACATATAAGCCATTTGCAGAACAACTAAAAAGCGGACAAACTGTTTCTCAGATTGCAGCACCGTATATGACAACACTTACTGGTCTGCTTGAAGTGCAACCTAGCGATGTAACGCTTGGCTCAAATACTGGATATGGCAAGATTATATCTGACGCTTTGCGTGGCGATGCAAACGGAAATGTTATTGATCCGCTTTCCTTTGCCAATACTGTTCGCCAGCAACCACAGTGGCTTAATACTAAAAATGCTCAATCAACATTGCTTGGCAATGCTAACGCGATTATTCAGAAGATGGGACTTGGTTAATGGCTAGCGCTAAATTAACAGAAGACAATACAGTGGTGCCTGCTGCCAAAAAAACAACCACAAAATCTACACCAGTGCAGTCTGGTCCACCAGATCCATCGCAGGTAACATTTAACCCAAATGCAACAAC